TCAACCGGTCTTCTTTAATTTCACCAGTAAAGAATTTTCTGGCCATTCTATTAGTATCCCCTTCTTCATGAAGGGCTTTCTCACGAATTTTGTTAAATACTGTTATCTCATTAACATCCTGACCTGAAGCTGCTACCTCAATAAAAATGTTATCTAGTTTTCTCTCCTGTCTTTTTGTAAGATAACTTTTATAGTCTGCTTGTTTTAGACTAGTACCTGAAAAATTATTAAAGAGTTTACGGATATCTATTAGTACATCAGCAATAATGGAAAGATTCCTATCCATTTTAACTTGTCTTTTGTCATTCATCTCTCCAAATTTCTTGCTTAGTTCCTCAGTCGATTCGTCGTGTGAAAACTCCTTGCGCCAATTGTAAACCGTTGCACCTAAGTTCAAAAGATCTGTATTATGTCTTTTATCTTCTAATTCAAAAAGTTCCTTAGAATTTGCTATTTGCATTCTATCAAAGAACTCTATAGAATCAAATGAGCTTGAGAGTTCTTTAGAATAACTCAGTTGATTAGAATTTTGTGTCTTTAACTCGTCGATTACACTATCAAAAGTAGCATCTGCCATATCTTTACTTCCTATTTAATCTTTCGTTTTCTTCTTCTATAAAATTAATAAGCATTTGTGTATATACTTCCCTTTCCCAAGGTATCATATTCTCTAACTCGGTTAAAGAATAGTTATAATGCTGCATCATAGCAAAATTTGTAGAATAATAATGCTGAAGTGATGTATGAGAAAGGGTTATTAAAAAAAATTGTGAATACCTTCTAATACAACATCTTGCTTATCTTTACACTTATGACAAGTAAATGTCTTCTTTAATGTCGTTTTAGGGACATTAGCTAAAAATCCTGTAACCTTTTCAAACTGATCTGAGGAAAATGATTCAACAAATTCCGTTAATTCCGTTTCTGATGTATCGGCCGATTCATATATAATATCCCCTTCATATATGTAATCGATGCAATGTGTAAGTTTAGTTATAATATCAGAACTCTCTTCCATCTTTAAAACTTCTGTAATATTGGGATATTTTAATTTAACACCTATAGTATCAGATAATTTAATATCCTTATCCTCCATAATATCTAGATTAGACACAGCTATATCAGTTTCAAGGTTAAATTTTAATGGATTTGATTCATCACATGAGCCACACTTATATGATACTTCTGATGTCTCTCCAACCGACTTTGCTTTTAGTTGGCTGTAAATATATTCAATATCAAACATTTTTAATGTTCTAGTAGATACTACGTTATCAATAAAACATCTATCAATAACATCTGTAATAGCTAATAACATAGAATTAACATTGTCGGATTCTAAAGCCAACATTAATATCTTTTCTTCCCCCACTAAGTATGGCCTAAATTTTACTGTAGCCCCTGTAGATGGTATAGTTAATGTATAAGTTGGTACTGCTAATTTAGGTAGTGCCATTCAATTCACCTTTATTTCAATATTTAAATTATGTTGCCTATTAGATTTGATGCAGTTCCAATCATACCATCCATTAAGCCTTCTTCTTCCCAATTGTCATATGTTACTGATACTGTACATCGTACTATATCATCAGATGTATTAGATAATGTTATTGTATCAATAGCAGTAGGAAAAGCGTTCATTAACTTAACAGAATATGCTGGTATAAAATCACCTTCGGACATTTGTTGTATTTGTATATCTGTTGAATATACATTCTTATAATTCACTCTAAGTTCATCTAAATTATCAGATGGAGGTACAATTAAATCCATCCATGATTTAAAGTATTTAAGTATGTAATAATCATTAGTTAAGAGAAATGTAAACTTAACAGTATCATCGGTAGCTAATCCATAAGGTATCTTAACAGATTTCATACCAGTTCTTCTTGTATACATATCAAAATTCCTACCTGGAATTGCACAGGATTCTGCTAGTAGATATATATCCCTAGGATCATTAAGAAATGATGTTGGTGAAAACCCTCCTCCAGTAACAACAGATTTTAAACCTGTTTTAACTACAGATCCTATAGCATCTCCAAAAGAACCAGCACCCCCTGTAAGTAGATTTTGACCTGCGGGGTTATTCATATATATAGCAAACTTATTAGCGCGAGCTAATCCTCCTCTACGAGAGATAGTTGATTTTAATGTATCTATATTAGCTGGTAATGTCATTTATATTGACCTTCTAGATTGTCCCCATACATGGGATTTTGATTTCTTCTTAAATGATTCTGTTTTGAGAAATATTGCTATTTCCCATTCAGGTGCTTCTACCATAGCAATATTTGAATTAACATTAGGTGTCAAGTAATGTTTAAAACATGGTGCAAATTCTTTTAATTTAGCAACTGATTTTAACATAGAATAGTTAATTGATATCTTTGTTGACTCATCAAACTTTCTATTATTAGTATTATCCATTAACTTATCAAGAAACTTAGCTCTTAATACAGGGGATAAGTAATGCAAGTTTAACCCATAAAATCCACCTTTAGCTCTCTCTACTGCAATGATTAAAGGAAAGGCATCATAATACGGTAATGTCTTACGATGCTTAGGATCATAAAAGAACATATACATTGACCCTGACCTAAAACCAGACTTTTGTATTAATGCTTTGTCTGCTAATACTTTATGCCCATTAACATTACCAAGTTCTTGTACTTTTTGTCGAAACCACTGCCTAGAAGCGTCTGACCTGGCTTGTATACCTGATCTAAATGCTTCCTTTTCTAATGTATCGAATAATGATTGTTCTGCCATATATGTATTTATATACCTATGTCTTGACTTTTACTTAAAAATGTGTTATAATATTACTAGTGATGCGGAAGCCGGGGAAAGTACATTAGTACGTGAGTAGTTTAATACCCATCCCCTTTAATGTATGCTCAGTCCATATACAAAACTCACAGTCATTGAGTTCAGCAAAGTCACGTGCAGCTTCCCATTTAGACTGGTTCTTTACATAAGTCAAAGCCTCTTTAATATATCGTTTAGTCTTTCTGGTTCCTGTTGGAGGTTTAGTTTGCTTATCTGGTTTAATCTCTATTAGGTATTTCTTACCAGCACGAGTCTTAAAGTAAACATCAATAAAGTAACGATGCATCTTATTATCTGTTTGACACCGATAAGGTATTACCACTTCTTCAGAATTCCATTCTACTATATCAGACTGATTGTCAATCCATTTAAAGGTTTGACGTTCCCACATAGATCTATACGTTATCTTCTGAGCATCACCTCTATATTTTTTTAGATTTTTAGGTGTGAACTTCCCTTTATATGTTTTCATAATTAGTATAAATATAATATAATACACATATTTATAAGGCTAGAAATCACATGGGATTAGTAAGCGCAGCTGCGGACGCGGTAGGATTATCATTCGGTGACGCTAAAAAAGATTTATTATCAGACAAGGTTGCCGGTAAAATTTTAAGATATCCTTTAGGGATTGGTGATAATAAATCACCTGTTATAGTATTTCATATCCATAAGGCTCAATATTCTCTTAGAGGAGTGTGTACTACTGTAGGATCACACATAGCTCTTCATATGGTTAAGGGGTTTCAAGTAGGAGATTCTCTTAATTACACAGATAGACAATCCGGTATGGCTGGATCAGTAATGATGAATGGGTTACCTTCATCAGAGGAAGCCAAAAAGTCACTAAGTGCTATGCTTGGGGAAGAATCTTTTAAAGACGTTACTTCGCTTGCAGGTACAGCAGCTGGTGGTATGATTGGAGGTGCTGGTGGTGCTATTATAGGTAATATAGTATCCCAATCTTTAGGGAATATAGCAGTGGAACAATTAAAGAATACACAGCAGGTATTTACTGAAAACCCATTTATAACATTTCAGGGTGTTAACCTCCGGAGTTGGGCATTTCCATGGACATTTCACCCGTCATCTAAAGAGGAATCACAAGCAGTAAAACAAATCATTCAGAGATTTCGTGAAGCTATGTATCCGGCAAGAACTAATAATGGATTAACTCTTCAATTTCCTATGGTGTTTAATATAGAAATATTAAACGCAAATCTTCCTAAAATGCCTGAAGTAGCTCTTGTTAGTTTAAATGTAACTTATAACGGCACATCAAATTCGTATTTCTTAGATACAGATGAACCTACAGAAGTAGCTCTTAATTTAGAATTTAAGGAATTAATGCCTATCTATAAAAATCATGTTAAAGAAGGATATTAAACGTTATGCATTATTTTAAGTATTTTCCAACTGTAACATGGGAAGATTTCATTGATGGGGTTCATGAAAAAAAGACAGTAGTTAATTTAACAGCCTATACTACAATTGCATCTAAATTAATAGATGACGTTTCATATTATTCTTATGTTACAATACCTCAAGGTGACAGGCCTGACAATTTATCATACTCTCTGTATGGTACTACGGATTACTATTGGACATTTTTTGTAATTAATAATCACCTAAGAAATCTGTATACAGACTGGCCAATGACAGATTCTCAATTAATGGATTGGATTGAATCAAAATATCCAGGTATCGCTATATACCCTCAACAGGTTGGGCCAACAGATTTTTCTCATTCTTTTTTTAATTTAGATATAGGTGATATCCTTTCTTCATATTTTGATAAAAATTCAACTGATACTGAAATAGACCAAAAAATATCTGTTGAAGTTAAAAAACTCTTTCCTACCAGTGGGTGGATTCAAGCTGAATATATAGATCCTTCGAAGGGTCAATTTAAATTTGGTGATCACCCGGTTATCGCGCAAGCCCAGGTTGCAAAAATAGATGCTTCTACTAATAAATCGGATATAGGTGAATCTTTTCTAATATCTAAAATATCAAAAGCGTATGATGCACCTCATCATTATGAAAATGAAGAAGGTGAGGTTGTAACTACTAATCCTGAACTAGATGACGAGGGTAATCGAGTCCCGCTTACTTCTTCATCAAAAGACACCACACTAAATTTTTTATCCCAGGTGGGTATAGATTCAGCAGATATTAAGAAACCTCTTCCAAAAATCCGTCCTGTATCATTTGTTGAATATGAGAAACGGGCGAACATTGACAGATCATATATAAGAGTAATCAAGCCGGAATTTATAAAGGAAGTCACAGAGAAGTTTAGATTAGCAATGAAAGAGCAACAAGAATGAGCCGTAGAGTAAATCATGACGTACAGACTGAGGTTAAACCCGATTCGTTAGTTAATTCGTATGATAATTTTAAAGTAATTCTTACAACGGTTAACTCTAATTCTATAGATATATCATCTAACGTCATCACTGTTGAGATATATGAATCTATCGACTCCCCGTACTTAAATGCCACTCTTACAATGATGGATGATTCTGGTCTAATCTCTGGTGCCCCTCTTATTGGTCAGGAAACAATTGAAATACAATTTACCAAAGATTCATCTAAAAAACAGTTATTCTTTAAAATTAATGGATTTAATAATCTTGAATATTTAGATGATAATATAGTCCATTTTGATCTTGAATTAGTTTCAGATATTGAAATGCTTAATTCAACAAAAGCCTTTTCTAAAGCTTTTTCTGGTTCAACAACTTCGATAATTGAAATGATTTATGATCAGTATCTTAAAGAAGACATAGAAATTATTGATAAATCGGCAGATGACATATCAATAGTATTCCCTTTTATTAAACCTTTTCAGGCTATAGGTAAGTTACTTTCCCAAACCTTCGATAAAAATGGGTTTCCTTTATTTCTCTTTGAGACTCTAAACGGATCTTCTATTAAATTAATATCTCTAGCTACCTTAAGATCAGAAAAACCTAAATATACACTTTCTAAATCACCTATTCTAAATACCGGTGATCTTGGGTCATCTTTAAGAGGTGCTCATAAGCTGAGACATAAGATTCATACATTAAGTCTAGAAGATTCTTATGACACACTAAAACTAATAAGAACCGGTTCATTTTCTTCTAGATCTGAAGTAGCTGATATATCACAAAAAACAGTATATTCTAATCTATTTGGTTATGAAGGTCTTAGTCCTCTTGAATATGAATATATTTCACCCATTCATCAGATATCGTCACCTTCTATACCCCCATCTAAATCTTTTACCTCACTTATAAGTGAACGAAGATTCAATTTAAAAGCCTACGAGCGAAATTCAAATTATAATACTCTTCAAATTAATAAAATTAATATGATGAAATCCTATTATCATAGAATGAACCTTGTTAAGATAAATGTAGAATGTGACCCTATTCAGTCCATTGAGTCAGGTGATATAATTAACCTAATAATACCAAAGAATATACCTAAGATTTCAGAAACTGATAATGATCTTTTTCTTTCCGGAAAGTATATGATTCATGCGATAAACCATAGATTCCATAAAGGAGAATATAAAATGTATATTGATTTAATTGGGGATTCTATTGGAACTGAACATACTTTGAGTGCTGTAGAATGATGCAAGTCGAATTAGGTGTTGTTGAAGATAGAATGGACCCTGAAGAAATGGGTAGAGTAAGAGTTCGTATACTCGGTAAACATACTTCCAATTTAAACGATATACCTACAACTTCATTACCATGGGCTACAGTTATGTTACCTAACACATCACCTTCTACTTCTGGTGTAGGGCATACACCATTCTTAGTTGAGGGTTCATGGGTTGTTGTGGCATGGTATGACGATTTTATGCAAGATCCTATTGTACTAGGATCTATAGCATCTATATCCGCAATGAGACCTAATATATCCGAAGGGTTTAATGACCCTAAAGGAAAATTTCCATGGGAGTACAATATTGGTCAACCGGACTATAATAGATTAGGACGTGGACTTAATGCGGAAGATAATATAATGCTACAGCAGCGTAGAGGTTTAAAATTATCTGATATTCCGAAAGCCACTAAACCTAATGTAAAATCA